GATGCGCCACCACTGGCAGATGTCGCGTATGTGAATATCAAGCACTACCAGATTGAAGCAGATATTGCCGAGTCAGCACACACGATAGGTCAGCCGATGGTGGCACTGTCCGGACTGACGGATGACTGGGTAAAAAATCACATGTCGGACGGATTCACCGTCGGCTCCCGCAAAGGTGTGTTACTTCCGCAGGGCGGCGATATGAAGTTCGCCCAGCCTGAAGAGCGAACCATGCAAATTGCAGTTGCTGAACGCCGGGAGAAACAGATGGCAATGCTCGGGGCAAAACTTGTTGAGCGCGGGTCATCGGCAAGAACGGCGACACAGGCGCAGGATGAAGCGCAGACCGATAACTCCGTGTTGTCACTGAGTGCTGGTAACGTTGAGCAGGCATTTAACCGGGCACTTAATTTTTGTATTCAGTTTGCCGGTGCGGGTGAAGCTGCAGTGGAGCTCAATAAAACATACGATATTGCGCAACTTGATTCGGCGGCAATCACCGCACTTCTGGCGTCAGTTCAGTCCGGCAATATGCGGATTGTGGACTTTGTCCGGTACATGCAGGGCGCGAACCTTGTTCCGCAGGATGAGAAGCCGGAGGATATCGTTGATGAGCTGGAGCTTGCAAGAGGCGCAAATATGCTGGGAGTGTAAATAATGCAGCCGGGAATCATTCTTGATAATGCGCTGATGATTCAGATCATGCTGGAAAGACTAAAATCGTCAACAGCGGATACACGTGAACTGGTGTCAGATATTCGCGCTGCTGTAGCATCTGCATTATCCGGATATTCCGGCAGCGTTTCATCAGTAGGAAGGGCTAAATCAATTGCTGTCGCGCTGAGAAAAGCGTTGAAGCCGGTTCTTGCCGGGTACTCTGAGAAGTTACTTGATGACATTATCAACGCCGCTGTTGTGATGGCAGACGCTGAATATCACGGGTTTAACTCACTGGCAAAAAACGTTAATCCGGCTGGTGCTGACAAGGTACGCAGAGATGTGCAAAACATACCTCTTTCTCTGCCCGGCTGGAGCAGCTCTCTGTTTCTCGCAAAGTTCATTGAGTCATGGGCCGATACCGCCGTGCAGCAGACAGAAAATCAGGCTGTGATATCGTTGTCGTCAGGCGGAAGTGTGGCTGACCTGCAATCGGCTATTAACGGAACCTCAGCGGAGCCGTTGATAATCGCAGCAGCAGTAGTCGGCAGGGTTGCAAGGGGTTTTCAGACTGTCGCTAAAACGACATTGCAACATGCGCACAGCGTGGCGTCTACGGACTTCTACAAAGAAAATCCTGACCTGATTAAGTATGAAGAATTCAGTGCAATACTGGATAACAAAACATCAGCCGTGTGTCGGTCGTTGTCCGGAAACCGTTATCCGCTGGGAGAGGGGCCACGGCCTCCGCTTCACCCCAACTGCCGCAGCCGCTTACTCCCTGTTCTTGATGAGAAATATGCAGACTTGTTTGTTACAGAGCCGGTCGGTAATTCTGAATGGGGCGAAGAAACGTATTATGAGTGGCTTTACCGCCAGCCAGCGAACCGGCAGGACATTGTGCTTGGTAAGACTAGGGCGCAGTTATTCCGTGATGGCGGGTTATCACCGGAGCAATTCGCAAAATTGCAACTCGATAAATACTTCAAACCGATGACGCTGAAGGAACTTCAGAAAATCATACCCGATGCCTTCCGAAAGGCAGATATCGAACTCAAATGACCCGCTCCGGCGGGTTTTTTATTACCTGTAGTCAGTGACTACACCATCAAAACCAGAGGTTGACGATGTTTAAGTGGAAATTAACCAAAGAAGAATTTGACGCGCTGACTGATGAACAGAAGGACATGTACAAAGAAGCCGGCGACGGATACCAAATCCAGATTGACGGTATGCCAGAAATTCCGGATGTGTCAGGTCTGCAGAAGAAAGTTGATGAACTGTTATCTGAGAAGAAATCAGAGCAGGAAAAGCGCCGCCAGGCTGAGGATGCCGCGAAAAGAGCAGCGGAAGAACAGGCCCGAAAAAACGGCGATATCGAATCGCTGGAAAAAAGCTGGTCTGAAAAACTCAGCACCCGCGAAAAAGAGCTGTTGGCTCAGTTGCAGGAAAAAGACACAAGCCTGCGGACCCTGCTGGTCGATAACGTTGCACAGTCGCTGGCGGCAAAACTGGCGGGCGACAGCGCTGCGCTGATCATGCCGCACATTAAATCACGCCTTGCTGTTGAGGAAGGCAAAACCCGCGTGGTGGACGCGGCAGGACAGCCATCAGCCCTGACTATTGATGAGCTGGAGAAAGAATTCAGAGGTAATCAGTTATTCGCGCCGGTCATTATCGGCAGCAAGGCAACCGGAACCGGAGGTGACGGCGGCAAAGACAAATCACATGCCGGAGGCGGTGATAAACCCAAAAGCGTGAATCCATTGGTGGATCGCGCACGTGAAATCATTGCAAACAATGCAGAGGCATAAGATTTATGACATTACATATTTTTCAGCACCAGGTATCTCTGGCGGCAACCGAACTGGTAGCGCAGGCGGTACAGCAGTTTAACGACGCATCCGGCGGTGCGCTGGTTCTCGGTGATGGTGACCATATCGGTGATTACATCGAGCAGACATCGTGGCAGTTACTCGGTGGTCTGGCACAGCGCCGTAATGCATACGGCTCCGGCAACCTGACACCGCAGGAGTTAGGGCAGATCCTCGACCGGATGATTAAGGTTGATGGCCGTATCGGGCCGGTATCTGTCACTCCGACGATGATGAAACGCCTGGGTAAAGATGTATCAGAAGCAGCTGCGGTAGTATCTGCGCAGGCAGCAGAAGCGATGCTGCAGGATTACCTGAACACTGCAGGTGCGGCACTGAAAGCAGCAATCTCCGGCAACGCTGCGGCAGTTACTGACCTGACAACAGCAGGAAGCGCACCATCACTGCGCGGGCTGAATAAAGGCACACGCCCGTTCGGTGATGCGTATTCCCGTATTATCGCCTGGTTGATGGACGGTGCAACGTTCAATGACTTCATGGACGAAACACTGACCAACGCCAGCAACCTGTTCCAGATCGGCAACGTGGCCATCAAGCAGGACGGATTCGGTCGCCGTTTCGTGATTTCTGATATTCCGTCTCTGTCTGAAGGTGATAAGCAGCATTCTCTCGGCCTGGTCACCGGTGCGGCAGCAGTACAGACCTCACCGCTGATCATGAAAGCGCAGGACGTTCTCGGACAGGAAAATATTAAGGCCCTGATGCAGGGGGAATATGATTTCACTGTCGGTCTGCGTGGTTATCAGTGGGCGAAAGACAGCATTAAATCACCAACTAACGAACAGGTGTCGGCGGTTGCCAACTGGAAGCAGATTGCAACCAGCATCAAAGACACCGCCGGGGTGATGGTGACGTTCGGCAAAGAAGCCGGAACGGGTGACGAAGCCGGTAAGTCCACGAAATAAGTATCAACTATGATCCGGGGGTGATATGGCAGTACAAATCAGTCCGGAGCAGATAGGCGAGCAACTGGAAATGATGGGGTTTGAGGCTCCTGATTTTGCGGTTGCCGCCGCATTATCTGTAGTGGACAGCATTGACGGATGCCTTGATAAGGCAGGGTATACGGATGCGGTGATGACGCTTATCAAGGTGTATTCCGTCATCCTCATTCTGTCTGCGGCTGATGTCCGTAAAATTGCATCAGAACATGCGCCGTCAGGCGCTTCAGTTTCGTACCAGTATTTTGCTGACGGCAGGAAGTCGCTGCTGAAATTGTTATCCGCACTGGATACCGCCGGATGCACAGGCAATCTGCCGATTGACCGTCCGGTAGGCATTATTCAGTTTGACGTGAACCGGGGGTGATATGGGTAAAATCCTGCGCCGGTTCTGCAAGGGATGGGCGACCATCTGGAAGATTGAAGGCAAAGACAGTTACGGCAAGCCGAAATTTTCAGAGCCAATCCATATCCGGTGTGATTACGGAAGCAGGATGAGTGACGGAACAAAAACGGTAGGCACTGAAATTGTCATCAAAAATGTCATCTGGACGGAATACAGTGAGGCCACACAGGATGATTATATTGCTATCGGCAAGCATAACGGACAAGACCCGTTCGCAGCAGGAGCCAGCAGAATCAAAGCTGTTGACCGTGACCGCGATATTAACGGCGGCAAGGATGACTACACACTAACAACGGCGGTGTGATATGGGAGCAAAAGTAACCGGCATTAACCGCGCTGTTGCTGACCTTAATACGCTGGTCGGTAATATCACGTCAAAGAAAGTCAGCAGGGCCATGCATCGTGCGCTGGATATCGGCGGCAGGCAGGCTGCGGTATACACGCCGATTGATACAAAGACACTGATTAACTCTCAGTTCCGTGATGTGGAGGTGAAAGGAACGTTGTTTACCGGGCGTGTGGGTTACTCAGCATCCTATGCTGTTTTCGTTCACGACCCGAATGTGAAGCAGAGCTTCCGCAGACCGACAGCGAAGAAAGAATTCCTCACTAAAGGCTTTGAGGAAACACAGCAGATGATTGACCAGGCTGTTGCGGAGGAAATGCGCATATGACCACCACTGAGCAGGTTAAGCGTTATTTTTCCGAGTCAGGGCTGTCTGACGGTTTTATCATCCAGGACTATGAGTGGTCAGAATCCGGCGGACATGACCATGATGCGTACATGGTTTTTCAGCAGCGGGACGGAACCGGAAGAATCAATGATCTTGGTGGTGATGATTTTTTCACTGTGTCGTTAATTTCTGGCAAGGGCTGGGTTGAATTCGTCGCTCAGAGAGCCTATGCAATACTTGATTATGTCAGGTGCCATGCTCAGTCTCATGGTCTTAATTTCATCATCAATACATCCGGGTTCGTGAATCCGGTTCAGACGGCAGAGGGGAGGTATTGGATTCCCCTGACCTTCCGCTGCACATCCTAAACAAGCACACTTCAAACAGGTCGCTGATGCGGCCTTTTTTATTTGCAAATAAAGAGGTTATAACATGGCACAATGCCCTGATGATAAAGGCCTGGTGATGGGTAATGCGGGGGTTCTTCGCATCGCGCCCGGCTGCCCCGGTACGGTTCCTGAACAGTCAGCGTTTCTGCGTCTCGGCGCACTGACTAGTAAAGGGCTGGATTACGGTACTGAAACGGTTACTTCCAAAGCAGACGACACAAAAGGGCTGGGCGAAGCCATCGTGACCGGTCTGGATTTAACCATTAAGTTTGATGGCGAGCTGAAGCGCAAAGGTGCTGATGGTTCCACGTCTGCTTTTGATATCGCCAAAGAAATCCTTGCTGAAGTCAAGGCCAGCCGTCAGCCGTCATATTGGGTGCAGCTCGACATGAAAGGTGATGGCAGTGATGTGATTCAGGGGTATATGAACTTCACATCATGGTCGATGGAGTTCCCTACCAAAGAAATCTCCACGTACTCCGGTGAACTGAAAGTCGCAGACGCTGACAGCTTTGAATGGCTGCAGGAAGAAATCGTGGTTCAGAGCATCGCAGCCAACCCCGCGACACTGACTGTGAAAGCCGGTGAAACGGCAACATTCACGGTCGGATTTAATCCGGTTAACGCGACAAACAAAAATTACGAGGTGGTCAGCGATAAGCCTAACTTCGCTACCGTCAGTAAGCTACTGAATGTTGTCACTGTCACCGGTGTCGCAGCCGGTACCGCGAATATTACAGTCACATCGGAAGATGGCAGTAAGACGGCGAAATGTGTCGTTACAGTCACTGCGGCCTAAATATTACAAAGGGCATCTCCGGGTGCCCTTGATAATGTTCAGGAGGATATATGACACCGCGTTTAGAATACGGCGAGATGGTGATATCCACTGCCGAAAATGATTACCTGTTCCGCCCGTCGCTGGATGCCATGACGCGAATCGGTGAGCCTGAAGAGATTGTGAGTGCGTTTACGCGATTAAATGGCGCAGAGGTACAACAAATTATAGCGTCTGCTGTAGACGCTTACGGAGTGGTTCCTAAATGGCTGATTGCACTGTTAAATAAACCGGTTTACGGGCGCAGCATTTTATCGACAGCAATGGCCGTGATGCAGGCATGTTGTGATGATGACTGTTCTGAGGTTATCGGTGAATGGCGACCAGGTAAATCCGGCATGGTGTACCGGCAGGGGGCCATGCATTATCGCGATATCATCCTGCTGGCACGCGAGCTGATGACCCACGGCATTATCGGTAAGGCCAAGGTGCGCAAACTTCAGCGCAACGAAGGTAAAGACGAATACTCCGACGAGTTCCGCGCCGTCGATTACATCAGTGCCGCCCGTGTGCATTTCAACATCACCCGCAGTGAAGCGGAGCAGCTAACAATGACTGAGTTCGTGATGATGCTGAA